CTTTACCACTGGAGGATCGTATGAGAGTCCGAGACCGCTTTGAGTACCACAAGTATAACTACTTTTGGGACACGTACCGCAATTCTGACGGCGCGTATCTCGGTCGTAGCACACCTGTGGTGGGCGAAATGCAGACGGGGTATGAGATCATGGTAGATACCGTGACTCCCAGGAGGAAGCACGCTGAAAAGCGTTCGACGATTCCTGAGTTCAAACCCTGTTCACATCGCTTCATCCATACACTGGTTCTAAATACAGTGCCGAACAGCAGTGATGGGGTTAACTCCTACTTGCAAAGTGGTGGGTCTTATGACTACACCTCTAGCTTAGGAAGTGCTAACTCCCAACTGCCGTTCGTGGATGACTTGGGCGGTCCCACTGGTCCTCATGTTGAGGACTTTGGTGTTGAGGTCACGGGGCCTTTAGCCTCTTTTGTGACTGCTGCCACCAAATCGTGGGAGCCTGTTGCTGAGTCTTTCAGCCTGGTCAATGATCTGCTGGAGTGGAGAGAAGTTAAGGAACTTTTCTCCTCTTGGTCGAGTCGCTTAAAACGCGCCCGCCAACTCCTTACAGATCACGCCACGCATGTCAAATTCAGTTCTGACGGTACAGTGAATCTTTTCCTGGAGTATAACTTCGGGATAGCTCCACTTGTTTCCGACATTCAGGCGATCGCTGCGTCTTTCTACAAGATCAAGACGAGACTCCGTTTCCTCAAGGAAACGAAGGGTAAGGTAACCACCTTACATTCGAAGATCTTGTTGTCGTTCCCTGACACCTCTCGCCCCTTGGGGTTTGAGGATAGTCCTTGGAACGCATGTTTTACGCGGTCGGGACTCAAGTATCGGTTCATAGTCGGAGCCCATCTCTACCAAGACCTCGAAGGTCTTGATGGAGTAGAGGGCTTTCTGCGTGCGTACGCTGGGTACCTAGGCTTCAACAAGCCTCTACGCATAGCATGGAACGCGGTTCCATATTCCTTCTTGGTTGACTGGTGCTACGACACCTCTAGGATCCTGGACAGTTTTACTGTCCCGGTCTTTCAGGGTCCGTGGTCTATCACTCAGCCTTGGTGGTCATGTAAGGCCAGTATGTCGCTTTCCCGTTGGGTTTCTATACCCAACGGTCTGGCTGGTACTCCATGCCCGGCTGCTCTCCTTGAGCAGTACGACATACAGAAGTATATCCGCGTTGGCGGACTTCCAGCTTTCCCAGCAGCTCCTTTGAGCTACCTGCAACAACTGTTGTTCGGGGCCCTACTCTATCAGCGTTCTCCCCTGAAGGGTAAGTACAAAGAAGTACTACTCTCCAAGGATTTGGACCCTGACTAGGAACCAACCCCCAGCCGGCTAATAACCGGCACTGTGCGAGAGATCGCACACCTTACATTCCGGAGGATACTCATGCTTAGCTCCACTCTCACTCTCGCTGACGCGGCAGCCGCGAACAAGACATTTAACCTGCTTCCACAGCAGGGGGATGCCGTAATCCGCGTCGATACCACGTCTACGCCCACAGTTCGTCGGATCATGTCGGTTCGACACCAAGACATCGGGAAGCCGAATGCCAGAAGCTCTCAACACAATGTGACTTTCCAAAAGTCATATGTTGATGCCAATGGTGTGACGCAGACCACGTCTGCTGGTATCACCCTTCGTGTTTCGCACGACTCGACGGCGGCAGCTTACATTGCTGACCTGGTTGCTTTCCTTACCAATTTTATGGCGGGGTCGGGCAACCTTGCGGCGATTGAGCTTGGCGAGTCGTAAGACTCGTCTTCGGGGTTTGCGACCCCGAGGGAGGTTGAGCATGAGCGGAGGGAACTGCTATGCGCAGCCCGGAAGAGCCGAACCACCGTATGGTGGAACTCCATTCCCGACTGATCACCGATGTTACTCTCCTCTGTGGCTCTTCAGTCGAGGACGCGTCTCGCGACGCTTCCACCCTTCGACGGAGGGTCCGTTGTGAAGGCCTTGGGTTTCTTGTTAAGAATCTTCCCCGTCTGGGGAAGGCTATCGACAAGAGTTTCAAGACCGGCACCCTGGAAGTCCCGGCTAGTTATCGAACTGGCCGCGACTCGAAAATTCCCGTATTTCTACGTGGGATTTTCCGGTGTGCATACAACGAGGATGGCAGCCTCCGATCAACAAGAGGACCCGAAGGTCCCGAAACGATCGAGGCTATCCGCGGGTTACGTCAGATCTGCTTCTTATGGTATAAGCTGCAGACGGGGTTCTCCCCTAACATCGTGGCTAGCACGCTTGCTGGCTTCGTGGCTACTGACGAGGCTCTTCTCACGTCTCTTGATGTGGATCGAGTCCTACTTGTTGCGTCGCAACTCTTAGAAGAGGTGCTATGTGACTTTAACCCGTACGATATACGCCCGGGTCATGGACCTGGTGCGGTTGCCACAGGTGAGAAACCGAGCGAGAAGTGGACGTTTAAACGACGTTACACTTCGCTCAACTCGGAGTACCCTTTTGCGCAGTATTTCTGCGTGGGAGGGCTACCTGAGTATTCAGATAGACGCGAGTGGTACGACGGTATTGAAACCGTTGACGTACCTACAGCTAAGGTTGTACTTGTCCCTAAGGACTCGCGCGGACCGAGGATTATTTCCATGGAACCACTGGAAATCCAGTGGATCCAGCAGGGAATCAGGAATGAGCTGTATCCGTATATTGAAAATCACCCTCTCACGAGGGGGTATGTCAATTTTACGGATCAAGGGGTTAATCAGGCCTTGGCTGAGTTCGGATCCCGTACAGGGACCCTTGCCACCCTCGACTTGAAAGACGCCTCCGATCGGGTATCGCTCGCCCTGGTGGAAGCCATCTACCCTGATGACTTCTGTCGCGTTCTGAACGCGACTCGGTCGACGTCGACCATATTGCCTGATGGCACTAAGGTCACCTTGAAGAAGTTCGCCCCGATGGGGAGCGCTTTATGCTTTCCTATTGAGGCCCTTACCTTCTGGGCCCTTGCATTAGGCGTGATCAACGTGATCTCACCTGGAAATGAACGCCTTCAGACAAAAGGGGTCTGGGTGTACGGGGATGACTTAGTTGTCCCTACCGAGTACGCCGAGCCCATTATGTCTGTCTTCCGGACCTATGGTCTGGAATTCTCTGAGGATAAGTGTTTCACGACTGGTCCCTTTCGGGAGTCGTGCGGCGTTGATTCTCTTAGTGGCGTCGACATCACTCCTGTCAGGGCTAGATTTTTCCCTGACAGTGGTCAGAAAACTCCACTTTGTTCTGTGGTTCCCCACATGGACGCTTTAGCCGCCTCACTTTGGCAGCGAGGCTATTGGCGCGCAGGTGAGTACACCCATACTTGCCTTCGTGAGTTGGTGCCTCTACCCTACGGGGTGAAGACATCTCCTTACGTGTGCGTTAGGCTAGAGAAGAGCGAAGACGCTCTCAGGTTGAACCTGAGGAGTCCTCGTCGTCTACGTTGGAACTGCGGCACCCAGCAGATTGAGATCCATGGGTACAAGATTGAGAACCTTGTATACCAGGACCCCGAGTTTGATGGGTGGGTTCGCTTGCTACGGTCCTTGACCGTAGATGCAGGCGAGCGGCCAACATTTTTCCCATCCAAGGTAACTTGGATGCGGGAGGCTTGGATGACACTCTAGCCAGGTGTCTACCCATTTCTCGCGACACGAAGGTGGTTTCACCTAAGACCAAG